TCACCCTGTAGGTGCTGCAACACCATCAGATACAGACAGAGCAGCTTGTGAGCATTTAGGTTTTCCATATTATATTTACAGTATTGAACACGACCATTGGGAATCGTTTGAGCCTACAGGCTGGAAAGCACCTTCATTGATCGGTAGGAAATTTATCTGGGGAAAATATGATTGTTGGAGTATTATTTCTGATTGGTTTTTAGAAACTAAAAATATTAAACTTAAGGAGTGGAAAAGACCAAAACGAATTAAAGATTTTATTGAAAACCCTTTATTTGAAAAAGGTTTGCCAATTACAGGATTTCAAAAACAAGAAAACAATAAAAATATAAAAGTTGGTGATGTTTTGCTTTTTCAATCTGTCACAGGCAATTTAGATCATGTTGCTGTTTATATGGGTGATAACATGATATTGAATCATAATATAAAAGCCTTGAGTTGCAGGGAACCTTTTGACTTAAGATATCAACAAGCACTCAGAGGGGTTTACAGATATGCAGCTTAAAAAAATAAAAGTCTATGGTAAGTTAAGAAAATTTTTAGGAAAGTCATATTTTATGGCTGCGGTAAAATCACCACAACAGGCAATGAGTTTTTTGATCGCAAATTTTGAAGGTGTGCAAAAACATATGAATGATCAGATATATAAGGTAAAAATGGGAGGGAGGTTAATTACTGAAGAATATCTTTCAATGTCTGGTCAAGGCGATATACAAATTATTCCAGTTGCAACAGGATCACTGCCTGCTGTAATTGGTCTTGTAGGAATAGGCGCGGGTGCTGCTGTTGCTGCTGGTACAACTTTTTTAGGAGCATCATTTCTTGCAACAACAATAATAGGAGGAGCTTTAACGACTGTTGGAACTTCAATGCTTATAGGAGGTGTTACTGACCTTTTATCACCACAAAATCCTGTTCCTGATGTTTCAAGTGTCAGCGATATTGACCCATCAATACGAGGTTCTTATTCTTTCAGTGGCATACAGAATGTCAGTTCGAGTGGTGTCCCAATTCCTATAATTTATGGTTTGGTTTTTAGTGGTTCAATTATAATTAGTTCGGGTACTGATTCTACACAAGTTGTTAAGAGCATAACCTAATGCCTAGATTAGTTGAT